CTTGCGGCACGCCTTGACCATGTGTTCCGGGATCTCGATCACCAGCTGCAGGCAGTCCACCAGGGCCAGCATCATGGCGTGGTTCTTGATCACACGATCCGAGGTCAGCTTGCGGTTGGCCCACAGCTCGGCGCGGTACTTCGGATACAGCTCGGCAAAGCGCTTGAGGACCTTCGGCTCGGCCCGCATGGCCTTGATCATGAAGTGGCTGACGTCCTCGAGCTCGGTCTGCACGATCGCGTCAGCTGCCCGGCGGCTCGCCTCGGTGATCGTCGGTTTGAGAAACGGCAGGCGGAAGATCCGGCTGATGATCGCTTCATGACCGACGACGATGGCGTTCTGCGCGATCACGATCGAGGCGCGGAACGGCGGCTCGTAGGTGTCGTTGCTGTTGGACTTGACGCCACGGGTACGCAGCGTGCCGCCACCATAGAAATCCTTGAACTGGTCCCACTCAAATGCCTTGGTGTTGTCCTCGTTGGTGTTCCGGTCGGCCTCGAGCAGTACCAGGGGCAGGTTGGCCACCTGACCCATGGCCCGGCTCAGGCCAGAGAACGAGCTTTTGGCCGGGTCGAAACCTTCGTACAGACGGCCGAACAGCTTCCACAGGAATTTGATCAGGGTCGTCTTGCCCGAATCTGGCTCACCGGACATTTCCAGGAACGGGAAGCTTTCGTGCTCGGCACGGATCTGCTCGGCGAACAGCGAGCCAAACCAGTAGGTGAGGGCCAAGATCCCGTTCTCGCCGAAGCAGGTCCACAGGTGCTGCAGCCAATCCTCGCGGTAGCCCTTTGCCTCCAGCTTGTTCTTGATCTTCACCGACTTCATCAGGCACTTGACGCGCTGCTTGCCAAACTCGAAGTAGTCCTCGTCGTTGGCCTTGTAGAGCGAGCCGTTGTGAACGGCGATGTCGTTGAAGATGTAGGCCTGGTGGTCGCGGCTGTAGCCCAGGAAGTCGATGGTTTCGACGGTCTTGAGGCCTTCGGTCTGCCGCAGGATGATCTGGTCGAGGTGCTTCTGCGTACCCAACCAGGTAGCGCCTGAGTACATCAGGCGGGTCTTGAACTCGCTGCTCGAGGAGATCTGTTTGGGCGTGAAGGTGTAGTTATCGCCGTTGTCATCGTGCTTGCCGGCCACTTGGAAGTAGAACCAGGCCTCGTTCGTGACATCGCTCACCTGCTTGTAAAGCGCCTCGAAACGGCAGTTGGCCAGAAGCTTCAGCGAGCAGACTTTCTTGAGCACATCGCGGCGGTCGTCGGCGTCGTCCTGGTCCTGGCTGCTGGCCAGCTCCTTGTTCTCCTCCTCGAGCTTGGAGAGGTCGAACTTGGCCCAGTACGTCTGGTTGCCGAAGTCGAATGCAAACTCAGTGAAGCCCTCGTCCCACATGTACATCAGCAGGGCCTTCTCCCGAGCGGTCGGGGCCAGCAGCAGGTCGCCCTCATGGCGTGCAGCATCCAGATCGCGCTTGCGCTTGTGGGAGCGGGCTTGGCCTTCGTCCTCGAACTGCCAGCGCTGGTGCAGGTCGTTCCAGTCGACCTTTTTGTCACGCTGAGGAATGAGCGCGGCCTTGCACTCGAAGCCCATTTCCTTCGCCTGCTTGGCCCAGCGCTGCAGGTAGCCGCGGGCGGTGGGTTCGTTGTCCAGGGCCCAGACCAAGGTGGGGAGGTTGCCTGGGCGCTTTTCGGCCAGTTGCTTCAACGCCTCGACCGGGAAATTCACACTCGACATGGCCGACACTGCGTCGATGCCGTTCTGCACCAGGGCGATGGCGTCGAAGATGCCCTCAACGATCCAAAGCTCCTGGACGGTTTCAAGCTTGAGGCTTGGCGGGCACCACCACTGGCCCTGCGCGCTGTAACCAAACTTGAAGCGGGCCTTCATCTTGCCGAAGCGGGCGGGGCGGTCGATCAGCCGCTCCCAGTATCCGCCGTTTGGCAGCGGGAACCGGACCGTGGCGCTGGCTTCGCCGCTTTCCTGGTTGACGTAGTTTTCCTGGGTAAACCAGCCGGTCATCTGCCAGGCATCGAGGCCCCGGGAAAATTCCAGGTAGGTGCGGGCGGTCAGGTTCGGGTCGCTCTCTGTGGCCGGTGCACGCTTGCTCCAGTCTTCAAACAGATCCTCATAGATGCCTTTGACATGCTCGATGTGGCCGCAGCGCTCAGGACGCCCGCAGCGGATCTGCCACGGGTTGTCATGACGGGCATACAGCTCTTTCTTTCCACAGGCCGGGCAAACGCCGCCACGCATGTAGTTGGTGCCGGTGCGCAGCTTCAGGCCGAAATCACTTTCCAGCCGTTGCAGCACTTGTGAGCGGATATCTTCATTCATCATGTCGGTTACTTCGCAGTTTTGAGGCTGTAGGTCAGCGCGCCGATCAGCCGGCGTTGCGCGCCCATGACGGGGTTTTTCAGGACGATTGCGGTGTGGCGGTCTTTCTCCGCCACATAGCGGTAGGTATCCGTCCACCAGTGCTCAGTCAGCGCTTGGCGGTACTCAGACTTGAGCAAAGCCAGCAGGGCGGTGGCCTGCTCGGGGCTCATTTCCGCCTTGATCACCATCTTGTTATCCATCGAAACCTCGACTTCGGACGCAGCTCACCCAAACCCACGGAAAGCGGGGCAGGGCAAAGGGTTGTGTTAGGTGCGCGCTGCGCGGGGGTGCGAGCGATCCGCTGCGCCCAGGCCAAGGTCGGTCATGGCGAGGTGCACGGCTTTTTCAGCAGTTGGGTCTGAAACGTTGTGGTCTGCGACCAGGTGGCCAACAGCACGGGTGAACAAGCGGTCGTCGCCGCTCAGGTGTTCGGCCTGGTGGCGTTGCAGGTAGTGCATTGCCGAGGACTTGAGTACGTCCTGGTAATCCGGGTGCGTGGTGCTCATGCTGCAACCCCCGCACGGGCACGGTGCAGCGCGATCGCTGACAGGACTTCGGTGTGGCGAGCAGACATGTGGGCTTCGTGTGCACGCATGATCTCCTCCGCTTCGGCACTGGAGATAGAGCCATCGGCCAAGGCTTTGGCAATCTCGAGGTCAACAGCTCCGCGCCTGGCAGAGGTGACCATCGACATGGTGTAGAGCTCGACGTTGTCCAGCACTTCGACGTCAGCGACCTTCACGAAAATTCCGCCGTACAGCGACGCAATGAACTCCGGCAGGAACGTCGTGTGCGCGTTGGCCTCCAGTTGGCAGAGCTGCAGGTCATTGAGCGGGCGAGCGTTGTTGTTTTCGTAGGCGTGATTGTCGAACTTCTTGAGCTCGAGGCCGAGGTGGGCAGCAGCTTGGGCCCGGCCGCCCGGGTATGCGCGGATGATCGCGCTGACCACGGCTTTCCTTGTCTTGAGAACTGAGCGATTCATGTTCTGATTCATCCCTAGTGGCCAGTTGCCTTACTCTTCGATCACGCCGTCTTTGATGCCCAACAGGACAGCTGCACGGTGTGCCTCCCCCCGGCGACCTTTTCGACGTCCGTTGAGAAGGTCGCTGACCAAATTTTTGTTCAAGCCATGAACACGACTAAATTCCGCAATGCTCATCCCCTTTCGATCAAGCGCTGCGCGGGCTTGCTCCGGTGTAACTGGCGCGGGCATAGTGTGTTGCCTCCTGTTGCAACGAGTTGTTTTGTGTTCGTTGGTGGTGATTATGCACGCGAAATTGGTCTTGTAAAGGGTGAATGCTTGAAAATTTGTGCGTATGAATCAGCGCCTGAAGGATCGGTCGGGGATCGGCTACGCGAAGAAAGGGTTCGGTTGAGCCTCAGCCAAGAGGATCTAGCCCAGGCGGGCGGAGTAAATCGGAACACTCAGGGCAGCTATGAGCGCGGGGTAAGGAATCCCGACAGTGCTTATTTACTTGGCATCGCTCCCTTGGGCGTCGACGTGGGATTCGTTCTCTTTGGGAGGCGGTCTGTCGATACCGGACTTAGCTACGATGAGGCTCAAATAATCGAGCGCTATCGCTGCATCCCCGAGCAGGATCAGCAGGCGCTGCGTCGCTTCTTGAAGGCGATGTTTGATGATACTGGCCGGTAATCTGTAACCCACTCGTCGTGCCTCCGTTTAAAGGCGATCTTTTGCCCGCTTAACTGAAAATTCACATTGCATATCAAGGAGTTAGCAAATGTTGAATTTGGCAGTAGCTGAGCAGGATTGCGCTGAACTGGTGGACTTCGAGTGGTCCTGCTTGAGCGAGAACGAGCGGCGGTTGATTCGCCT